CCTCCATCGATTTGTCATTCTTTGGTGTTAAGTTCAACTTCTCGGCTTTCACAAAACTTGAAACGTAAGAATCTTTCTCTTCCAATGGTTTAATAGCCAGAGAGTCCCGAGCTTTCTCATACGCACGTCGCTTTCGCCCAGTATAAGCACTGATAAACTGATCAGTGGTTAAAGGTTTGACGACTCGAGTATGTTTAAGCAAGGCACGTCTGGCTGCTCCATGGTAGTGAACGAATTTTGCGTAACAGGGTCTGTAGGGCCTCTCCCACCCTCCATTCCCGGTCTTGTGAAAGAACACTCGTGTGATGATAGCACGAAGTGCTGTGTCCTCATCAGCATTGTGTACGCCGTACTGAACCCCAACCCCTATAGGAGCAAGGTTGTAGATCTTACGCTCTCTATACCGACCCCCAATGCTCTCACGAATTGCTAGCTTCTCAGCATTAGGATCATTTGGACAACCCTTAAGGCCAAACAGAGCATCTAGCACTAATTCAGGGTCCAACTTCGCTGAGAATCCGTGTTTACATTGTGGGCCTCTCTAGAGAGCGGCACGGACGTAACGCGCTTTCTTCTCCATGGGCGAGAGTTCCAAAGGGGAGCATCGTAAGTAACTAAGCGCGCGCCACACCTTATACAAATAACTTGTATAAAACGTGTCGTGCTCAGCTTGGCTGCATTCAATCTCGTGTGTTGTGGGGGTGAAAACACAAGCAATAAGGATAGTGACATGTTTAACCATGTCCACCCTACGGAAGCATTCCAACCTCCTAGCATCACTAAAGATCTCTGCAACGATTGCCCTCCTTATGACATCCCGATTTGGTTCCGTGTCCCGTGGCGTACCATGTTTGCACTTGACAGAAGCTAGGATCAGCCTCTGAAATTTGGTAAGTTCCGGTTCCTCCTCCGTTTCTGTTACATGTGCTTGCATGGTGCGAATGTCTGTGAAGATAGCGCGGTGCCCCTGTCTTCTCATGAGCCCGAAGAATAGGGGCAGTGGGCACCACAAAAATATGCCTGCGACAATAAAGCATATCAATGCGGTTGTTAGCTGTATAATAGTGTCCTTATCCAACGCTGCAGCTAAAACGTCGGCGGACTGTAAAATATTCATAAAGAGTTC